GTGGTGCTTTTTATCAGTCTGTTGAGTCTGCTAATGAGTTTGACGTTATCGTTGCAGCATTAAACCAATTAGCTTTGTTAAACTACAACGCTGATTGTATTATGTTAAATCCTACTGACTTTAACAAAATCTTATTGTTAAAAGATTCAACTAACAAATACTTGAAAGACCAAGTTTATAACGGATTACAACCATCTTTTTCAGGTGTTAAAGTAATTCAGAACACTGCTATCGCTGCCGGAACTTTCTTAATTGGAAACTTTGGTGTTGGTACTCAGTTATGGGTTAGACAAGGTGTAAATGTTGAGTTCTTTAGAGAAGATGGAACTAACGTAAGAGATGGATTTGTAACTGTTAGAGTAAGCGAAAGAGTTGCTTTAACAAACTACTTACCAAATGCGTTTGTAAATGGAACTTTCTCAACTGCAATTGCAGCATTAGAAACTCCATAATAACTAAAATAATTTATTTTAAAGGGCCTGAATTAACTTTCAGGTCTTTTTTTATGCCCTTAATTTACAAGGTGTTACAAATAAAATGAAAAAAAACTTTAAAAAAAACTGAAAATATTTTTTTAATTCCAAAAAAGGTTTTATCTTTGGAGGGTGGGAAACAAACTACCACATTAAGACAAACAATTATGGAATTTACAATTGAAAATCAAAAAGGAAACAAAATTACTTGGACAACTAGCCAAAAAGTAAAGCATAACTTATATTCAAACAATGAAGTTTCAATTAGTGGAATGGGCGGAGTTCATACAGTATGGCATAAACAAGGAAGTAGAATTTCTCAAAAAGCTTGGGGATTAAATTTGCTTGACGCAATAGATTTCGCTAATAAATACATAAAAAATATTTAATAACAAACAAAATGACATTTTCAAAAACATCTTCATCAACTTGGGAATCTAGTAAAAAAGATATCAGTTATTTTATAGATTTAGTACATTACTTTAAAAGTTATAAAATATACTACTTAACAATAACAAAGGGCAACAATGTAATTATGAATGATCTTTTTTTTTATAAATTAAACGAAGCAAAGCAATACGCAAAACAATTTTAAATTTTAAAAAACCAAACAAAATGAAAAAACTTCAAACATTAGTATTGATTTTAGCGCCAGGCTATTTCATTGTAAGATTATTAATAGGCTTAATTTTTAACGTATAATTATGGACGTATTTAATCACCAATTAAACGAACATTTAGAATCGTCAGAACAAAAAAGCGAATGTATGGAGTGCGGAGTTGATGTACAACTTGGAAAACAATATTGTTGCTTTGGTTGTTTTGATTCATCTAATAGGTAGCGCCTAAATGCTTTTTATTGACTTATAACCTACGTTAAAACGTGGGTTTTTTTTATTTTGCTATCTTTACGATATGGATAGCAACCAAATTGGATGTCTTGCTGAATACAAATTTGCAACTGCTGCAATGGAGAAAGGCTTTTATGTTTCATTTCCTTTACTTAATACTTCGAGATATGATTGCATTATTGAAACGCCAAAAGGATTGCTTAAAATACAAATTAAATCAGTCCATAAATTAACAAATAGGCCAAGAGTTTTTTTAAGAGATACAAAACTAAAAAATTACAAAACTAAAGACGTAGATTTTTTTGCTATTTACTACAAAGAGAAAGACGGATTCTTTATTATTAAAAATGACGGCATACAAAAATCAATTGAATTAACATCGCCTAAATATTTAAAATTTTTTAATAACTTTGCAGAACTTTAAATGTTTTCAATTTTGTTTTCCAACGAAAAGGCGTCGCAAACTAATGTGGCGCTTTTTTTTTATCTTTACAAAAATATTCATAATATGAAACTAAAAATCAAACAATCTATTTTAAAAGGAGACAAGCGTTACAATGAGGGCGATGTTATAGAATTAGACGCAAATACTGCTGATAACTGGATTAAAAAAGGTTTAGGATCAAAAATATCTAAAAAGAAAGAAAAGCAAACCTTTGAAACAAAAGAACTAAAGGTTGAATTTAAAGAAATCAAATCAAATGAGACAAATTAAAATTAACGCAACAACCGGGAATGAAATATTAACGGCTCAAAATGTTAAAGATTATGTTCGTATTGATACAAGTGCGGATGATAATTTAATTACCGCAATGATTTCTCAGGCTCGTATATGGTGCGAAAATTATATTTCAAGAGATATTGTTCCAAAAAATAGAACGTACTACCTAGACACAACAAATGGTTTGTTTGATTTACCTTTTGGGCCAATTGCTAGTGTTTCAGAGGTTACAATTAACGGAACTGCTACAACGGACTATGAAATTCTCGGTTTAGATAATGAAACTATTGAACTAGACGGAGGCTCTGCCGAAAGAGTTAAAATTACCTACATAACAGTAGGAATAAATGATTCTTTAGTAAAACAAGCGATGTTGCAACTTATATCAACCTATTATGATAATAGAGCAGATTTTACAACTGAGCAAAACAATGTTGCAGAAGTACCAACATCGACAATAAAAATTTTGACGTCTTACAAAACTATGTTTATTTAATGGATGCCGGAAAACTAGATTCTAAAATAACAATAAAACGATTAGTTAAATCGTCAGATGGTTTTGGCGGTTATAATTCAACTTTGTCAAATGTTGCAACTGTATGGTGTAATTTAAAGCAGATTAGCGGAGATATAAGCGACAAACTAGGAAAAAGAACACAAGACGTTCAAGTTGAAATAATGATGCGTAAAAATACCGCAGATTTAATTCAGTTGGGAGATATATTTATTTTAGAGGGTGGATCTCAACAATATCGCATAAATGAAAAGTTTGAGTTTGATTTGGATTTTTATACTAAATTATTAGCAACAAAGTCTAAGTAAAATGAATATTAAAATCGACCAATCAGATTTGGCCCAACTTAAAAAAAAGTTAGACAATTTAAGAACATTTGATAAAAATACATTATCAAAAGAACTTGGAACGGCCGGTTTAGATATTGCACGAATTGCAAAAAAAAATGTAGCGTCTGATTATGGTACACTAAGGCAGTCAATAAAGTCAGAAAAAAAGGGTAAAACTGTTGAGGTAATTGCCGGAGCAAAATATGCGCCTTATGTAGAATTTGGAACTGGTGCTTTTGTAACTTTTGATGATATGCTAGAATTAGGAATACCAAAGAGTTACGCAGCACAATTCAAAGGCGCTAAGCCAGGTTATATGAAACCTCAACCATTTTTCTTTGGCTCTGCTAGAATAGGTCTAAAAAAATTATTAATGCGCTTAAATGGCGAAATTAAAAAAGCAATAGAATAAGATGTTAGAAGCAATTCATTATGTTAGAAAAGCAATTATTGCAAAGTTAAGCGGCAATGTTTTAATTAATAGCGTTGCGGTACCGGTTTACAATCGTATTCCAACGGATGCAACATACCCATTAATTAGAGTTTATTCAGTTTCAACAGACGAAACAGACCAAAATCAACAATCGTTTAACACCGAAACAATAACACGAATTGAGTGTATTTCAAAATTCTATTCAGATGATGGCGGACAATTAGATACAAATTTAATGGTTTCCCAATGTCTTGAAAATGTAAGAACAAGATCAGCAAACTATATTGATATAACTGCAAATGGATTTAATGTTTATACAAGCGTAAACAATGGTGTCACTTACTTAGAAGATGATTTATCCGATTCAACATATTTTAGAGGGATAATTGAATTATCAAATAAAATTGAACAAATTAACGCAGTTGGAGGCTTACAAAATGAATTGCAAAGTGAATTACAATCTTAAAAAAAATACAAATGGCTAAAATAACTTTTTCAACAAAATCAGATAATCAAACTTCAGTATTACCTGAAATCAATAAAGTAACTGCTGCTAATATAAACGAAATAAAAAATTCAGTAAATGCTTTGTATGATTCACAAGGTGGTTGGGTTGATTATGAAGATTCAGCAACAACTACAACGCCAATAAATCTAACGCAAAATGTTTGGACAGATTTAACAAATGACAAGGCCGGAAGCGGAACAATAACAACATACAAGCCTAGTTTTATAACGGGAGACTTATGGAACTCAGCATCTAACTCATTAGATTTTTCTGAAGTTGGGGCCGGTAGAGTGATGATTGTTAGAAACGATTTTGATATAACTGCCGGAGCATCAAATACAAGACTTGACGCACGTTTATATTTTCCTGATACCGGAAAAAGTGTTGAATTTATGCACGATAATATCGCAAGTAATAATGATTTAGTAAGGTATTCGAGAACTACTCAATTATTTACACATACAGATATTTTAACAAGTGGTTGTAAAATTCAAGTTAAAGTTGATAAATCAGGAGCAACGGCAACAGTTGAGAATTTTTTAATTTCGCTTATATCTCATTTCTAAAACAAAACAATGCGACAAATAAACAAAATAATTATACATTGTAGCGCTACGCCTGAGGGTAGAAAAACAAGCGCCGAAGAAATAAAGAGTTGGCATTTAGAAAGAGGTTTTTCTGATATTGGTTATCATTACATTGTCCATTTAGACGGATTAATTTCATATGGTAGAAACATCGAAAAAATTGGCGCACATTCAAGAGGTCAAAATAAAATGTCAATAGGCGTTTGTTATATTGGAGGTTTAGATGAATCTTTAGACGCTAAAGATACTAGAACGCCACAACAAAAAGAAAGTCTTTTAATCTTGTTGAAAACACTAAAAAAAATGCATCCTAAAGCGGTTATTTATGGCCATAGGGATTTTAGCGAAAAGGCTTGTCCGAGTTTTGATGCGTTTGATGAATATAAACTTATTGAGTAATGCCGAAAAAAAAATTTAAAGACACAAAGGTTGGTCAGTTTATTTTAAATAAAATACCTGGATT